TGGTTAAGACTACAGAAACTCGGTGGGACGAGTATCAACAGTTAAAGGCAAACCCAGGATTGTTGGGATACGCAACTGGATTTCCTACAATTGATGCCGTTACTAGCGGATTACAAAATGGTCAGTTAATTGTTTTGGTTGCACCTCCTAAAACAGGTAAATCAACTCTTGCTTTGCAGATGGCTAGAAACATCCACAAAGACGGCGCAGTTCCACTATTTCAATCTTTTGAGATGTCTAACACAGAACAACAAAAACGTTACGATGCTATGAGAGCTATGGTTTCTCATCATCGCCTTATTACGGGTTCCCTTACAGATGAAGAAGAGGCCAGATACAGAGATTCTCTAACCGCTATGGCTGCAGACCCTCATAACTTTTGGTTAACTGATGCAGCTGGCGGGCAAACTGTCGCAGCGGTAGCAAGTAAGATTCAAACTATTCAACCAGACGTTATTTTTATTGATGGTGTGTATTTGATGATTGATGAACAAAGCGGTGAAGCAAACACCCCTCTAGCTCTTACTAACATTACTCGTTCCCTAAAACGATTAGCACAAAGAGTAGATAAGCCAATAGTTGTTTCTACTCAAGTACTTCAATGGAAGATGCGTAAGGGAAAGGTAACAACAGATTCTATTGGTTACTCCTCTTCCTTTTTCCAAGACGCAGATGTATTGTTTGGTTTGGAACGAGAAGATGACACCGTAGACGACACTAGAATTCTTAAAGTATTGGCTGCTCGTAACTCAGGGCCTACAGAGACTTCTTTGCTTTGGGATTGGAATACGGGTCAGTTTAGAGAGTTGTCTGGAGATGACCTATGAGATTAGAAGAGATGGAGACAGTCCTATCTAGATTAGGGCTTGAAGTTGTTTCTGTAAGAGGTAGCGAAATTCAGTCCTATTGTCCTGGCCATAAAACTATTAAAGGAAAAGAAGATAGCAATCCTTCATGGTACATAAACGCTGACACAGGGGCGCATATTTGTTTTAGTTGCGGATACAAAGGAAGTTTGATGTCTTTAATTTGTGACGTTAAACAGGTTGATTACGCAGACGCTAAAGATTGGTTTTATTTAGAAAACGAAGATTTATCTTTAGTTATGGAAAGAGCAGAGAAAAAAGAAGAACCTGTATTTAAAGAAGTTGTAGAGATATCAGAGGCTCGTTTAGCTTTGTTCACTGACCCTCCTGCTGAAGCGCTCGCCGCTCGCGGTTTTAAGTTAGAGTCAGCTAGAGAACACGAAGTGTTGTGGGACCCCAAACATAACAACTGGATTACGCCCATACGTAATCCTTTTACCAACAAACTCATGGGGTGGCAGGAGAAAGGTTATGTCAAACGTTACTTCAAGAATTACCCTACGGGAGTGGAAAAAAGCAAAGCTCTTTTTGGCTTTCGCAGGTACGATGGTGGCAGGCTTATTGTTGTTGAGTCTCCTCTAGACGTAGTTAGATTATCTTCAGTTGGCGTTTCTGGTGGGGTCGCTACATTTGGTTCTTTAGTTTCTAAGGAACAAATCAGCCTCATCAGGAGCGCTGACCAGATTGTTTTTGCTTTTGATAACTGGATTAGAAACTGCAAAGCATTGTCTTCACGGACTTAAGGCAATCGTATGACTTTTAAAGGAACTCTACTACCGTATCAACCAGAAGCAGTTGACCGAATGTGCGAGCGCAAAAAAATGCTTGTTGCGTACGACTTAGGTTTAGGCAAAACTATTATGACTATTGCTGCTTTAGAGCGATTGATGGACGAAGGAAAAGTAACTGAGCCTGGAATTATAGTTTGCTTATCAAGTATTAAATATCAATGGGCTAACCAAATTAAAAAGTTTACAGAAGGAACGTCTACGGCTATTGTCATTGATGGAACGCCAAAGCAAAGAGAAGCTCAGTACAACAAGGTCTATCGTTGGAAAGACACAAAAATAGATTACGTAATACTTAATTACGAACAAGTAGTCAATGATTGGAAGTTTATTCAAAAGCTACCAAAAGGATTTGTTGTTTTAGACGAAGCTACCGCTATTAAGTCTTTTAGGTCTAAACGTTCTAAAGCTGTAAAAAAACTGTCAGATGCTCCGTATAGGTTTGCTTTAACTGGAACTCCTATTGAAAACGGAAAACCAGAGGAACTATTTAGCATTATGCAGTTTGTAGACCAGTCAGTCTTAGGTAGGTTTGACATATTTGATACTGCGTTTATCGTAAGAAACTCCTGGGGCGGGGTTGATAGGTACAGAAATCTAAACACTTTACATGAACGACTTAAAGAAGCATGCGTTAGAAAATCTCAAAAAGACGCAGATGTTGCTCCTTACTTGCCAGATGCTTTATACAAAGAGCCTCTTCAAGTGATACTAGATAGAAAGTCTGCAAAACTGTATTCCAGAATTTTGTCTGATTTACTCATAGACCTAGACGATGCTCAAACTTTATTTGGTGCTAATTTTAACCTTCTTGCTCATTACGGCTATGAAAGTCAATGGAATCAGGGAGACGAACTTCGTGGCAAAATTATGTCTAAAATTGGTTGTTTAAAGATGCTGTGTTGTTCTCCAAATTTAATTAAATCAAGCGCTGATAAGTTTAGATTAGCTAAGGGAGAAGGCTCCGCCTATGCAGCTCAATTAGATGATGAGGGTCTTTTAGAGTCAATGCCAGAAACCAAGCTTGACATGTTGGTGGCCTACTCTAAAGATTTTTTAGAGCAAGATGAGTCTAATAAACTTGTTATCTTTTGTACTTACGTAGAGATGCTTGACAAGATTATTGATAGGCTTGGACCTGATATATGCAGAGTCTACTCTGGACAGATAGATTCTAAAACTAAAGAGGAACACAAAGTTGAATTTAATACTTCTCCTAATGTTAGGGTTCTTGTTAGCTCTGACGCTGGGGGTTATGGCGTTGACTTACCATCTGCTAATCTTCTTATCAACTACGACCTTCCCTGGTCGTCTGGCTTGGCTACTCAAAGGAACGGACGAATCAACAGAGCGTCTTCAGAATGGTCCACAATCGTCATACAAGACATTCTTGTAAGCGGGTCTATAGAAGTCAGGCAATATGAAGCCCTACAACAAAAGAACGCTGTAGCTTCAGCTGTTTTGGACGGAACAGGTATAAACGATAAAGGTGGGGTTGACCTGACAATTAGCAGCCTTAAAAAGTTTTTACTAGATAGTTCGGTGTAGAGTACTCCTATGCCAACCTACGAATTTCGCTGTGAAGAGTGTGAAACCTACGGCACTGGAGAGTTTTCTATTCACGAAGACGCTCAAATGAGATGCCCTAGATGTCAGGTTTTAATGCCTAAAATCTACTCAGCTCCTGGTTTAATATTTAAAGGAAGCGGTTGGGGCGGAAAATAGGGTTTTATACCTGTTAAAATAGTTTAATGCCAAATGCACCTAAGACTCCAACGCGTACTATCCGCGTATCTGACGAGCTGTGGACAGCTGTCCAGAAGAAGGCTGCCCTAGAAGAGGTCACAGTCACTAGCGTCATTATCGAAGCTTTGAATAACTACGTATCTGGGGTTGACAAGGGGTAACTACCTGATTAAGTTTGTACCAACCTAATAGGAGGTACAAATGCCAGACAATAGTGTAGATGCTCTGCTTGATGAGCAGTTAGAAATCGTAAAAGGTGAAGTACGTCAGTACGTAGCTCTTAAAGACCAAATAGACTCTCTAAATAAAAGAAAAGACGACATTAAAGGTCGTATCTTTGCTGTTGCAGAAAACTATGGAGAGCCTACAGATAAAGGCCATATTGTTTTTCCAATTAATGAAGAAACAACAGGTACTAAGTCTATTGTTAAACAACGTCGTGCTTCTAAAGTTTTTAATGAAGAAAGAGCAGATACTGTTTTAACTTCTAAATCGTTAAAAGAACGTTGTGTTAAAACTGTAGAAGTTTTAGATGAAGATGCAATTATGGCTGCATATTATGAAGGACTACTGACCGACTCTGACATTGATTCAATGTTTCCAGAGAAGGTTACTTGGGCTTTGATTTTGGAGAAGTAAGTTGCCTAATGACTTTATTGAAGAGACCTTTGGCGAATTAGACGCTTTCTATCCAGGAAGCAAACGCAAACGTCGTAAACCCGTCCCAGAAAAACCTACGGTAGAAGTCGTGCCTTGGGAAGACGAGTACTTTGAAAAGTTCATAAACGGACAAAAAGTAAAACTGTATACATTAGGGTCTTTAGCTAAAGCCATAAACCGCTCACCTAAAACCTTGCGTAAATGGATGGAACAAGGTAAGTTTCCACAATCACCTTACCGAATGCCAGATACTGTAGGTAAAAATGGAAAAACCTACGTTGGTAGAAGGCTATACAGTAAAGCGATGGTGGATTCCGTGGTAAAAATATTTGCCTCGGCTGGACTGCTACACGCGGATAGAGTAGAATTATCTACGCACCGGAATCTTGCAGACAAGATAACCGAGGTGTGGAATGAAATCCGCACAACCGAAACTAACTAAGGAGAAATGCCAAATGGCTATTCAACAAACTGCCCCAGATGCCAATGCGTATGTGGCTGATGAATCAATCGATGAGCGTCCTGCTCAATCAACTACCAAGTCCTCTTCTGATGACGTTGTTCTATCAGGATGGGATGCTGCTGAAAAACTAACTACTGCTATGGGAGATTTTCCTGTAGAGACACGTTTGATTGAAAACGAATTTCAAGTTTTCAAGTTCTTGGACCAAGACGGTCCCTTTGCTATCTATAAGCAACACTTCCTTAATCAAAAGACTTCAGGAAAACGTTCATACGTTTCTCTTGGAGCCAACGACCCATTGTGTGTAAAGCTTGGGAGTAAGCCAGAAAACAAAAGAGCATTCTCTGTTGTTAACTTTAGTGCTGAAGAAGGACCTCAGCGTCAAATGTTAATTGCGGGTTCTCGTTTGTATCAGGCTCTACATGCTGCTCACTTCTCACCTCAAGGACCTCTTACAAAAGGTTACTGGGCGATTTCTCGCACAGGAAAGATGGCTGCAACTGTTTACACCATCACCCCTATCAAAGAGCGTGACTTAGAAGAAGACTGGAAGATTAATCCAGAGACTGCTGCTGCGGTTGTTGAAAACACACAACCTTACACTGCTGATGCAATTCGTAAACCAACTTGGGAAGAGTTGGACGAAATTGCTAATTCACTTCTCTAAAAACTAAATCACTTTAACACTTAATAGCAGGGTAGGACGTGCCCTATCCTGCTATTAAAAAAGGAACCCACAATATGAACATTATTACCACTACAGAAGCTTTATCAGAAATGGTTAGTCACTATCTAACTCAAGATGCTTTTGCTTTTGACGTGGAGACTGTGGGACCACAAAGAGGTCTAACTCCAGTAAACGAGGTTCTTTGGATTACTTTTGCAACGCATGGTCGTTGTGACGTAATTCCTATGGGACATCCAAACGGAGAGTTTATAGAAGAAGTATTTCCCCTTACGGGACAAGGAGAGATTAGGAAACAGGAAGGTTTGGCGCTACGGCTTAGCGACTATTCAAGAGATAGTAAGAAGGCCACTAAAATATTTGGACCCGCGCCAGACCAACTGTTTCCTAACGAAGTGTTTTCTGCTTTAGAACCTTTGTTGTTTGACGATAGTAAATTGACTATAGGTCATAATTTAATTTTTGATTTAACTTCTATTGCTAAATATTACAAAGGACGAATTCCAGAAGCGCCTTACTTTGATACGATGGTTGCTTCTTTTATTGTAGACAACCGTAATAAGAATAAATGTGGATTGGATGATTGTTTAAAACGTGAGTTTAACTATGAGATGGTTAAAGGTGTAGGAAAAGAAGTAGAAAAGTATTCTTTTGAAGAAGTTGCTAAGTACGCTTATTTAGACGCTAAATACACATTTTTACTTTGGAAAACCCTACAGCCAAGGTTAGAGGCTGCTGATTTAACTAAAGTGTTTTCTTTAGAGATGGATGTTCTTAGAGTTCTTTGTGATATGAAGCTGACAGGTGCTGTAATTGATGTAGAGGCTTTGTCTTCTTTGCATGCGTCTTTAGAAGCAGATTTAGAAAAAACTAAAGCTTCTATTTGGAAAGCTGCGTCTAGAGAATTCAACATAAATTCTAATCAAGAAAAACAACATATTTTGTACGGGTCTAAAGACGAAGGAGGTAGAGGTTTAAAGCCTAAGGTTCTTACACTAAAAGGAGAAGAAGCAGCTAAGGCTGGCAAAGAGTTGTCTATTGAGCATTACTCTGTATCAGCAGAGGCTTTAGAACCTTATAGAGACAAAGACACATTAGTAACGTTATTACTAGAGTACTCTGATTTAAACAAGCTTTTGACTACTTATGTAACCCCGTACTTGGGTGGCGATGTAGTACGTACGGTTTCAGGAAAATCTAAAATAGAACATAAAGAAAGTCTTTTAATAAACGGAAAGCTCCATTGTGATTTTATTCAACACGGAGCAGAGACAGGCCGTTTCTCCAGCAGAAACCCTAATCTACAAAATGTTCCAGCCCCCCACACACCAAATGGAAAAGCTATTAGAAACCTGTTTGTTGCCCCAGAAGGACACTCTCTAGTAGTTGCTGATTATTCTCAGATTGAACCTAGAGTTATTGCTTCGTTTAGTGAAGACCCAATTATGATGAAAAACTACCTAGAGGGTGGAGACATCTACACAACCGTTGGTGACACTATGGGGGTAGATAGAAAAGCAGGTAAGGTTTTAGTTCTTTCTATGGCCTATGGAGTAGGTCCTGACAAGATTGCTAAGTCTATCGGGTGTTCTGTAGCAGCAGCAAGGGATTTGCTTAACAAATTTGCTGAGAGGTTTAAGACTGTGGCAAGTTACAGGTCTAAAGTTTTAGGAGCTACTAGACGAGGTAGGCCTCCTTATGTGACCACCATAACGGGTCGACGCAGGTACTTGCCAGAGATATTTTCTAAGGACCCAGGTGTTAGAGCTGGCGCAGAACGTCAAGCTTTTAATACTAGAATACAAGGAAGTGCCGCAGATATTATTAAAATAGCTATGGTGCGGGCTCATACAATGCTACCAAAACAAGCTAAGATTACGCTTACCGTCCACGACGAACTGGTGGTAACAACCCCAGACAACTTAGTAGACGAAACAGTTTCTAAACTAAGAGAGGCCATGGAGGGGATTAATGTGTTAAAAGTTCCATTGATTGCAGATATTACTGTAGCTAAAAGGTGGGGAGACGCTAAGTGAAATTTCCATTTTTTAACAGGTTTTCTGAGGACAAGGAACCAGACTGGATAGTTACTAGAGATTCAGTTCCTTTGTCTACATTAGCTAGATGGTACATATACGACATGGGTATTGAAGAGCCAAATAAATTTGGCGGTAAAGTGTTTAACTTAAATCCCATTAGTAACGAGGGTAAAGAAAAAGAAGAAGAAGACAGTGCCAATAGAATGAGTTTTGTTGTTCCTATACTTCCTTTTTTAAGTGTTATGGCAGAATTAAACGCAAAAGCTATCGCTGCAGTTCAAAAAGCTGACATGATAAAGCACGGTATGCCAGAGGACGAAGTAGACACTGGTCTTGTTGAAACAACACAGTTTTATCAAAACATAGGGTTTGCTGCATTAATATCAAGTTACGCTGCTGCTGCCGAGTTGGGTTTAATTGATATATCTGGTACATTTACAGACATAGACGAAATGGATAACAAATGAGCGATTGGTGGTCAAAAAAATTAGGAACGAATACAAATCCTCAAAGTACACCGTATATACCTCAAAATACTCCTCCTGTTGTACAACCCGCTCCACAGACACATACCCAATCTGGAAATCGTCTGCCAGAAAGCGCGATGACCAGTTCAAGATGTCCACACTGTGGGAGTGGAAACTACGGCAAGTCAAGTCCTGATACTAGAGCAAGATGTTATGACTGTGGTTATGGTGGCGGTTGGCCTACAAATCAATGGCATGAAATTGTTGGTGAAGCCAGTAATGGAAAAACAGCATTAGCTCTTAAAACTATTGCTGCTAATCAAAAGAAAGACCCTAGTTTTACTGCTGTGTGGGTAGCAGCAGAGCAATGGGTTCCCGAATATGCAGAAATGTGCGGAGTAGACCTGTCTAGAGTTCACGTTTTAACAACTAACGTAATGGAAGTTGCTTTAACTGCTGTCTTAGATTTAGTAGAGACAAAGGAGATAGATTGTGTGGTCATTGATTCGTTGGCAGCTTTGGTTCCTGCTGCTGAGGACGAAAAAGAACTTGAAGAGTTTACTGTCGGCCGTGCTGCGTCGTTAATGGCTAAGTTTTTTAGAAAAATGGAAAAAGCTGGTAGTCGCAGTCTTATTAACGAAGAGCGCCCTTTTGTTGGGTTAATTATTAATCAATACCGTATGAAGATAGGTGTTACTTACGGAGACCCTCGCACCACTCCTGGAGGAGAGGCTAAGAACTACTTTTTCTTTACACGTGTAGAAGTTAAACGAGATGACTGGGTTGAAGTGGGAACCGGTCAAGAAAAACGTCGTATTGGTCAGACTATTAAGTTTCAAACAAAAAAGAACAAGTCTGCCCCACCGTCTCAATCAGCTTTTGTAGATTTCTATTTTGCTGATGGTGGCGCAGTTCCTAAAGGTAATTACGATTTTGCTAAAGAAATTGTGGCTATTGGTTATTTATACAAAATCATTAAAAGAGCTGGGGCGTACTACAGATACGCTGGTCGTCAATGGCAGGGTGCAGACGCTTTGTTATCCTCTTTAAGAGAAGAGATAGATTTAAAAGAAGAGTTAGAAAGAGAAGTTTTGGACATCGTTAAAAACAAAGGCACTTTAGGTTCTGACCCGACTGTTGAACCTGATGAAGAGTGAGGGTCAAAAACAGTCTCTAAAGCATGAAAAGAGATTAGCTAAAAAAGTTGGAGGTGGCAGAAACGCTGGTTCTGGAGCTTTTTGGCAACGTAAAGGTGACGTCAGGTCTAAAGACCTTTTAATAGAGCATAAATGGACAGGTAAACAGTCTTTTACAATGAAAGCCGACGTCGAGAACTACGTGGTTCTATTGGAGGACGACTTTCTGCAGATTCGAGATACTCTGCTAAACATGATAGACTTGGAGCGAGAACACACGGAAGAGGAGTAGCCCTATATAAGGAGCATACTTCTTGCCTGCAGAACCCCAAGACGATTGGCGTCATAGCGCCAAGTGCCGTGGTATGGATACCGAGCTTTGGTATCCCCCTCGTGATAAAGATTTATATAAAGAAATAGCAGACAAGTCAAAAGCAGTATGTTTTGGCAAAGATGGTAGACCACCATGCCCAGTACGAATTCAATGTTTACTTGAGGCAGATAGAGTTGATGAACCCCACGGTATATGGGGAGGACTTAGCCATCGTGAGCGTAACGCATTAAAAAGAAAAGTAGAAAAAAAAGGAATGACGCTCAAAGAATGGGTTATTGCAGATAGCACAAAGAAGTAGTCTGTGGTAAGTTCATCCTCTAGGAGGAGAGATGATTCTAAGAACAGAAAAAAGTGCCGCTTTGGATAAGTTTTTAAAAGCAGGTAAAACAAATAGCAGGGTGTTGGGAAAAGTAGAAAGACATATTCTTTCTACACCTCGTGATGAGAGTAGACGAAGTGATTTGTTACACCCTTCGGCTATGGTCAGCCCTAGTTGGTGTCACAGAGCTTCGTATTTTCATTTGCTTGGGCATGAACCTGCTCCAAGACCTATAACTTTAAATCAGCATATGATTTTTGCTGAAGGTCATCGTATCCACGAAGTTTGGCAAGACGTTTTTAGAGACATGGGTACTTTGTACGGCATGTGGGAAATGATGGAAACAGGCGCAACTTATTGGGGTTTTGCTTCTGACCACGATGACAAATACACAGTTAAATACAGAGAAGTTCCTTTAGATAATGAAGAACCAATGATTACAGGACACGCAGATGGTTGGCTTGTTGGTTTTGGTGAGCCACTTCTATTAGAAGTAAAGTCTATTGGTATTGGAAGTATGAGGTATTACTCACCAGGACTTGTAAAAGCAGACTCTG